CGGCATAGTCACTTTTACCCCCAGCCCGAGTTGGATTACAAGCGCGGATGTAACCAGTTGGCTGGGCATTGATGTCGCTACCGCCAATGACACCGCATTCATCGCTGTATGCGTGTCTGCTGCCAACTCTTGGTGCTTTCGCAAGCGTAGGGAGGCAGGTTACACAGACAGCCTCTCGAGCGCTCCTGACGGGGCATCAAAACTTGGGACAGTAATGTATGCCGCAATGCAGTACCGCTCGCGTGGCGCTGTGGATGGTTATGCTTCATTCGATTCAATGGGCATGGGCTCCCCCACCATGTCCCTCGGACAGATTATGCAGCTCCTGGGCTGTGGCAGACCTCAGGTTGCGTAATGGCTGCAACGGGCATTCTCTACGAAGCAGTAAATGCAACCAAGACTGCACTCACAGCTCTGGGACTCAAGCCTGTCACTGACCCTCGCAACGCTCGCCCTCTATCAGTAATGATTGAGCTACCCACGCTTGATGCTTTCACTTACAATGTCGGAGACATCAGGCTTGTGATTCGTGTGCTTGCTGGGCCACCAGGCAACCAAGACAGCGGTGACTATCTCATGACAACCGTTGACACAATTATGAACTCACCAATCGCCATAGTGGATGGAAGGCCATCTCTCGCTTCATACGGCGAACAGATGCTTCCTTGCTATGACATGACCGTTGCCGTAGCAGTACGGCGCAACTAGAAAAAGGAGCCACCAATGGCAACAACAACATTCCTATCCAACGCAACTATCGGAATCACCCAAGGTGCTACAACCACGGATTTATCCGATCAGGCAAACGCTTGTGTCATCACCATTGGCCAGGACAGCCTTGAGTCAACTGCCTTCGGGGACACAGGTCACCGCTTCGTTGGAGGCCTTCAATCAGTGGAAGTGAGCATCACATTCTTCCTCAGCTACGGCGCTACCGAAGTAGAAGCAATCCTTGCATCATGCGTAGGCACTGGCACGACAGTCCTGACTATCTCACCATCAGGTGCAACCGAATCAGCTACCAACCCTGAGTATGTGATCACCAACTGCATGCTGGCATCCTTCACGCCAATCAACTCCACAGTGGGCGAGCTCGCTACCGTAGAAGCTTCCTTCACTGGCGGCACCTGGGTACGCGACATCACCGCACCATAAACAAGAAACCACATCATGCAACTCACGCTCAAAGTCACAACAGACCAAACCACATACGAAGTCAAAACAAACCTATATGTCATCATTGCCTGGGAACGAAAGTTCAAACAAAAAGCCTCCAACCTTGCTACTGGTGTAGGTCTCGAAGACTTGGCATTCATGGCATTTGAGGCTTGCAAAGTCAACGGCATTTCAGTGCCGGCAGTCTTTGATGACTATGTGAAGCGCCTGGTCAATATTGAAGTGGTAACGGATGAACCCACAAACCCCACCAGCGAGGCACCTACTCACGATCTCTAGCAGAACTGCTGGTTGAGACTGGGTGGTGGCCTCCACAAATACCGTTCGAGATTCAAGACATGAACACAGTGATAGATGTAATTAACAAGGCAAGGCGCAAGTGACAGCTACGGCATCCGTTGAGATTGTGGGCGCTAAAGAGGCCATTAAAGCTTTGGGCAAGATTGACAAAGACCTCCGCAAACAGTTCAACGCTGACGCTAAACAGATAACCCAGCCACTGATTACTCTTGCTGCATCTCGATACCCAGATGCTCCACTGTCTGGAATGAATCGCAACTGGACACAGGGCAACAAGAAGCTCTTTCCCTACACCAAAGCCAAAGCTGTCAAAGGCTTAAAGGTGAAGTTTTCTACTCGCCGCAACGATGCCAATGTCATTTATGTCACCCAGTCAGACCCTGGTGCAGTAGTGCTTGAAGTTGCTGGCCGTGGCAAGGCAACCTTGCTATCTGAAAACCTCTCAGCGCGCACTAGTCGCATTCTGTGGCCATCAGCAGAGCAGGCCCTGCCTTCCATACAGGCTGAGCTAAGAGCGCTAGTGTTGCGCGTAATCGCTACCGTAAATGAGGGCATGAAGTAATGGCTATCAACATCCCAATCATCTCGGAATTTGACGGTTCTGGAATCTCAAAAGCCGTAGCGCAATTTAAGCAGCTGGAGACCAGTGGCCAGAAGGCCCAGTTCGCCATCAAGAAGGCAGCAGTCCCAGCAGGGCTTGCCTTAGCAGGTTTGGCTGTCGCTCTTGGTGATGCCGCTAAGGGTGCTATCGAGGATGACGCTGCACAGCAGAAACTGGCCTTGACACTTCGCAACACCACTGGCGCTACTGATGCACAGATCACAGCCAATGAGAGCTGGATTAGTACCCAAGGTAAATTGCTCGGAATTTCGGATGATGAGTTAAGACCAGCCCTGGCTCGACTTGTCACCCAAACTCATGATGTCACCAAAGCTCAAGAGCTTGCTTCTTTGGCAATGGATGTGTCGGCTGGTACAGGCAAAAATCTAAACACGGTTACCGAAGCACTTGCAAAGGCTGCAGCTGGTTCCACCACTGCTCTAGGCAAACTGTCACCTGAGCTAAAGCAAATGGAGAAAGATGGCGCGTCAGCAGATGAGATGATGGCCGCACTGTCTGGCACCTTTATGGACCAGGCAAGCACCGCTGCCGGCACTGCTGAAGGACAATTTAAGCGGCTCTCGGTTGGCCTCGCTGAAACTAAAGAGACCATAGGCGCTGCACTTCTGCCAGTGATTGAAGCCGCCCTACCAGTTCTTCAGGCCATGGGCCAATGGGCACAGGACAACACCACAATCTTCTTGGTAGTAGCTGGAGCCATTGGTGGTATTGCAGCTGCCGTGGTTATCGCTAACGCAGCCATCACCGCCTGGGGTGTGGCCACCACAGTCTTCACGGGCATCCAAACAGCTTTCAATGTTGTCATGGCCGCTAACCCAGTAGTTCTCTTCGCTCTCGCCATCGCTGCCCTAGTCGTGGGCCTAGTCATCGCCTACAAGAAGTTTGATGCCTTCCGAGACATCGTTGATGCAGTATTCGGAGCTATCAAGGCAGGTATCAAGGGCGGCATGGATGCCATCACTGGATACTTGACTTTTGTGATGGGAGTCTATAAAGGCATCTTTAACGCCATTGGCAAGTTGTGGAACAACACAATCGGCAAACTGAAGTTTAAGATTCCAGACTGGGTGCCAGGTATCGGAGGCAACGGGTTCGATGTTCCAGACATACCTATGCTGGCAAACGGAGGCATCGTGAGCTCGCCCACCCTGGCTCTTATCGGAGAGCGCGGCCCAGAGGCTGTAATCCCTCTTGACCGAATAAACAGCATGGGCGGTGGCATGAACATCACAGTTCAAGCTGGCCTTGTGAGTACCCCAGATCAGATGGGGCAGTTAATCATTGAGAGTATTCAGCGAGCCCAAAGGCGCAGTGGTCAGGTGTTTGCAGCTGCATGAGTACACCAACTATGCAGGTCATGGTGGGCTTCCAAAGCACCACGGGCTTCGGTACACCATTCCTCCTGAATGATGCCTTCTACGGCGTTCTGGACACGGCTGGAAGGGGAACCCTGGGCGGTGTCACAATGGTTGACCTCACCAGCATTGTTGAATCCGTCAATATCACTCGAGGCAGGTCAAGACAGCTAGACCAGTTCAATGCCGGCACTGCCACAATCGCCTTTGACAACTCAAGCCAAATCCTCAACCCCAGCAACACCTCCAGCCCGTACTATCCATTTGTATTGCCTCGTTGCCCTGTTCAGGTGCTCGCCAATGGTGTGCCTATCTACACGGGTCTTGTCACTGACTGGAACCTTGATTACGACATCAGCAACGAAGACATGATGTATGCCTCCTGCTCTGATCAGTTCACAGTGCTCGCCAACCAAGCCCTGAATGCTGTGACACCATCCGCGCAAGCGAGCGGTGCCCGAATCAACACGGTGCTTAGCTACTCCGAGATTAACTACCAAGGCGCTCGAGCCATAGATACTGGCTCTTCCACGCTGGGCGCGTACGCCATCAGCCAAGACACTAACTGCCTTAATTATCTGCAACAGATCAACACCAGTGAGCAGGGCTACCTATTTATGAGCGCCAATGGCACCCTCACATTCAAGGGCAGGTCTAGTGTGCTCAACCCAGTGGCTGGGGCTACCTTCAACACTGATGGCACTGGTCTGCCCTACCAAACTCTCATTAACCAGTATGGTGACGAGCTTCTTTACAATTACATAATTACCCAGAGCCCTGCTGGAGCTGTGCAAACCACCAGCAACGCCACCAGCATTGCGCTCTACCAAGCCCAGCAGTATGCACTCACTGATTTGCTGAACAGCACCACTACCGAAGTAGCTGGTCTAGGTAACTATCTGCTAGGCAAATATCAAAACCCAGTGTTGAGATTTACTGGCTTATCAACGCAAATGGCTGCCCTATCAAGCGCTAACCAAAACATCGTGCTTGGCCTCGACCTCACAAGCATCTGCACAGTGGTAAAGAACTTTGTGACAGGTACCCCAGCAACCGAGACACAAACCTTGATTGTCTCTGGGGTCAGCCATAACATCACTCCTGGCTCACACATAGTCTCGTACACTTTTGAAAGTACCGACGGCAACCAATACCTAACCCTGAACGATGCAATCTTCGGAACGCTCGATAACAATCTTTTAAGTTTCTAAAGGAGACACAACATGGCAATTTCACCTAACGACACCTTTACATCGGGCCAGATTTTAACGGCTCAGGAATGTAACCAGTTCCCTTTTGGCGTAGTAGCAATAGGCACAGCAACAGCAACCGACAACTTCACATCAGAAGAAGTAGAACTCACAACAACAAGTTTCACTGCAATTGCTAATCGTTACTACCGCGTTACTTATTTTGAGCCAAAGATGTATCGGACCACTGGAGAAAGTGAAGTGACGATGAGAATACGATTAAATACTATTGGCGGTGCAGTTCAACAATCGTCAATCGTTACTGTAAGTGGAACTTACGGTCAAGGGCAATCAATGAGCCTTGTCAAAACGTTTACCGCTGGTGCAACAGTGCTTGTTTCAACGTTGGAAGGTAGCGGTGGAACAAGCACAGCCGAGCGTTCAGCAACTTCATTTGCCTATTTGCTTGTTGAAGATATTGGCCCTG